TAGCCTATAAGCTTCATACTCCTTAGTATTAAAAATCTTTGCAAAATCTTTGCTTAAATCCTTAGGATGTTTACCTTGTACTAACATAGTAGTAATATTTTCTTTTAACTTTGTTATCATATGTTCTTTTTGTTTCCATAACCTATCTGAATAATTAGCTCCATTGAAAGGGTAAGCTATTAACTGCTCTATATCTCTTACATTAACTTGTGCAAACTCTTTATGAACCCCATTATAAATGTCTATATTATACCAAGTTCTTTCATAAGAACTCTTATATACATCTTTTAAGGTTTCTTCTCCTTCTGCCTTGAAATGATAATCATACAAGTTATCCAGTATAGCTTCTATTTGCATTTGTAGAGCCTCGTAGCGTGTTACTCTAGCCTTTATAGATTTATTGATAACTTCCCTATCTCTAGTGCCCATTGTTGCATATACATGCCTTATAAAATCTTCTAGGCCTTTTATTTCTCTTTTACTTAATTCCTTTTGAGCCATAGTGTAAGATAACCCATTGTTGTCAGCATATCTAATATAGAAGTCTTTTATTACCTCTTCTATTTCTTCTTTAGCCTGGTTAAAAACCTTCCTCAAATCTCTGTAAAAGCTATCAATTTTCTTCTCTCCAACCTTGTAAGTTTGAGCTTGTCTTTTACCCCAGTAAGCAGCACTATTCTTACTCATCTTCTATGCCCTCATTGCTAAATAGTGGTGGTTCTAAGGTTCTGTTATCTTCTTCGATTTGCTTTAATTCTTCCTTTAAATCTGTTACCCAAGGGTGATTAGCAGTAATTGTCCTATCTGATATAATTCCTTTACTATTTTGACAATCAACTATAGCTTGGCTTTCATTGATATCTATATCCCTATTAAATATCATTTCTATTGTATTTTCTGAATCTGTTTCTAGAGCGATATTAACGAAGTACAGAAGTTGATTAAATCCGTCTTTAAAGTAGTCCTCTAAGTCATTACACTTTAAATCTAGGCCACTATACATAAATCTTAAGGCTATTCCACTAGGACTATTGCCAAGCTTGTCACTACTCTTATACACTCCTTGTCCAAAGTCATATATATCTTTTTTAAGTTGTTCATAGTGTGTCTTTGCTGCTTCTATATCAATTGTGGTTTCTATTTTTTCAAGTCCACCGTCTTCATCTAGCTTAACCGCCCTATAATAAGCCAAATCCCTCATAAACTCTGAAAGGTTTTCACCATCATAGCCCTTTAGAGCATAGATTACTTGCTTTAATTCCTCTAAAGTATTAGATACATCAGATCTAGTTAAATCGTAGTTATCTATAAGGCTCTTTACAAATTTTAAATCAGGCAATTCATCTTCGTTATTCTTGAATGGAATAAAAGGAACTCTGCCCCAACTCATTGCTTCATTTCCTTTTGTAAAATGCCTTCCATCTTCTGTTCTGTCAAGATACTTTTCACTATCTAGAATTACTTCTCCACTTTCATTCTGTGTGTAGAAAATAACATTATCAGCTGTCCAGTATTCTATTTTTGTATCACACCTTTTATCTTTCCCATAGTATGTTTCTACCTCGTAGAACCTTATTACTGCTTCAAGCTCTTCGTGGTCCTGGTCTTTCCATATAGGAACTATTTGCTCACTTGGTATTTTCTTAACTTTAAACTCTCCATTTTCAGTAAAATAAGGATGTAGCCAAGCTATTCCTTTGTTTGAGCTTTCCTTTGCTAACTTCTTAAGAGTGCTTTGAAATCTTGGCCCTAGCATTTCAATTACTTTGTTCAAATAATCATCATTATCACTGTCTAGTGTGAAAGGCCTAGAAAGTACATAGTTTACTTTTTCATCAACTAGCAGCTTCATAAATGAGTGAGATAACCTATTGTTAGGCTTAGTTTCATCCTCAACTGCTCTTTCATCTTCATATCTATACATTTTTCTTGAATTTATATCATTGTTATTAGTGTAATACTTTTGCCCTTCTTTCATAATCGGAAGGTCATAACCAATAAAATCATTTATATATTCTTTTATCATTTCTTCTTGAGTTAATATATTTAACGAATCATTAAACATTTATTCACCTTCTTTATTTAAATACTGACATTCCCTTTGAATCTATCTTTTCTGCAATTCCTGTTGTTGCATCTGGAGCATCATCATGTTTATTCTCACCTTCCCTTTGATATTTTGTCATAGCCTTATAATATTCAGGCCATTTATCTCTCCAATTAAGTGGATAATATATATGATCCATTACCCAAGTACTGTTGGATAATATCCTTGCAACTTTGTTTTTACTTTGATGAAACCACTTAATCCTTGTCTTATTGCTTCTGTATTTTTCTTTTAATATTCTTTCTACAGACCTTGCAAAACCTCTACCACCATTATTGCTTTCTACATCTGCTATGTTTACTGCATTTTCAAATAATCTCTTTGCCATTTCTTCTTCTGTTACTTCCATTGGCTCTTTAGTATAGTAAACATCTAATATATAGGCTTCTTTGTTATAAACTCCATAAACAATATTACATAGATAATCATTACCCGTATCTGCAGTATCACAATAAGCTTTTATAGAAGTAAACAAGCAATTACCTTTTTCATCTTTAGGTATATCTGAATATGTTTTAAATGAAGAGTATAAGCAACCTTTTAAGTCTATAGGCTCTTGTTGATAGTTAGCACTCGCTATATCTTCCCCCATAGCCCTTATTTTAGCTTCATAGCTTCTCTTGGATAGAACTTCATCACAAAGCATAGTTCCATCATCTTGTAGTGCTTTCATGCTTATATGCTTTATTTTTGCCCCTTGTGACTTATAATGTTCTAGTGCTCTACCAGCTAAATCATCACTGGCCCACCTAGTCATTATAATTATAATCTTACCGCCTTCTTCTAGTCTTGAAAGCATTGTATTAGTAAACCAATCCCAATGCTTTTCTTTAACATTTTCGTTATAAGCTTCTTCTGCATTTTTAATTAAGTCATCAATGATTAATAGTGATGCACCAAATCCAGTAGCAGTTCCAGTAGGTGATGTTGCTAGATAGTTATTATATCCACCTTCTAAACTCCAAAGGTTCATAGCTCCATCACCACGTTTTATTTTCACACTTGGGAAAACATCACTAAACACTGGTTTATATATATCTGCTTTTTCCTCCTGGATTGAATTTCTTACATTCTTAGAAAACATAGTAGATAATGTTTCGTTATAGGATCCTGTCATAATCTTTTCATTTTGATTTTTCCCTAGTACCCATTCAACAAATAGTCCTGCTGTTCTACTCTTTCCATGTCTTGGTGGTACATTAATAACTAATACTTCGCCATCACCCTCATAGAACTCTTGAAGGTCATTACATAATTCAACTAGATATTTTCTATTAGGTTTATAAAAGTCAGGTGCTCTTAAATTACAATAAAAAAAGAAATTACGTCTTGCAAGCTCACATTTCGCACCTAATTTTATTAACTTAGAATCAATCATTAATCCACCTCCCTTATAGCGAAATCTAATATTCTACTCAAATATTTAGTTATAGTAAACAAAAATACACATAATTACTCTTTCATAGTCCAAGTAATTACGTGTATTTATATAATTTCGCTAAATGAAAATTAAGCGAAGTACATTATTATTTATCTGTGTTAACCATCTTTAATAACTGCTCTGTTGTTAATCCTTCATATGGATTGTTTATATTGCCTGATACCTCTATTTTATCTTTAAACATTCCTATATGTTTGCCTAAAAGTTCTAATGCTCTTACCTTATCAGCTGTTGCTACTTCAATACCATTCTTGCCACGCTTAATGCTTGATATTGCTTTCTTTTCATTCTCTGATAGTTCATCTGTTAACACTAAATCTATAGTTTTGTATTTAACTACATCTCCTGTTTCAGGATCTATTATCGGCTTTCCTTCTTCATCATATGCAGTTTTTTCTATTATCTTTGCATATTTAGAACCATTTGAAAATGCTATTGCTGCTAATTCATTTAAAACTCTATCTTGTGTTATTTCTATTCTAGCTTCTCTTTCCTTCATTCTCTTTTTGATATATTCTGCAACCTTAACATTTCTTAACAATCTTGAACCTGCCGCAGCTGCAACATCATCATTTTTAACCCTTGGATATGCTTTTTTATATGCAACAGTGACATTAAGGTCAGGTGTTGCTAAATATTCATTACAAAATATCTTTTGTTTATCTGTTAGCTTGGCCATTAATGCCACCTCCTTTTATATAAAATAAAAAGAACTCTAGAAATAGAGCTCTCTCGATTATTCTTTAATACATAATTTCATTATTCCCGATATTAATAATAGTATT